AATCCACCCCTCTTTCAAGCACTCTGTCGCTTCTACAGTGATAAGAGCGCACGTCACGTCCACTTCTGGGGACTAGACATTGAAGAGGACTATACGATCCTCATTGATAACATGATTGCTGATGGTGTCTTGGAAATGACCTAAACTTTACCCTGGTCGGGATGAATTATGCTTAAAGAAGAAATCACTTTATATAAGAACAACATTTGCACCCCATTAAATGATGAGTGTAATGACTTTATCTGGGGTAATTTTATTGATGAATCCGTTGTTGTTGGTCTTGAGGAATTCTGGCATAATCAAACCATCTTGAATTTCCATGAAGGTCGCGTGATGAGGCAGGGAGATATAACGGTAGACAAGGAGTATAAAGACTCCACTGATCTACACATTCCGTTTCAACTTCACTGCCCTCAAGTGCAAAATTATATGAAGGCACTTCAAGATGTCCTAAATCAATACCTTGTGAGGTTTCCCTTCGCGGAGACCTCGCGTTTTCAGATAGTGGAGCCTCTATCCATGCAACACTATCCTATCGGCGGTGGATTCAAGCAGTGGCATACCGAAAGGTCTAACTCTCTGCCTGGAAACATCTACCGACACCTAGTTTTTATGACGTATCTTAATGATGTGCCTGACGGTGGCACTGAATGGTATCATCAACAAAGATATGTCCCAGCGCAGCGTGGATACACTGTGATCTGGCCAGCAGACTGGACATTCCATCATCGTGGTAGAGTGTCCGAAACAAAAGAGAAGATGATTATCACTGGGTGGTTTAACTTTGTTTAATTATTAAATAGTATCGTAATTTACGAGGTGCCTATGGAGTCACAAAAAGACAAATGGAATAGGGGACTAGACATTTTCATTGAGAGTGTGCTGGAGCCTGATCCCAACCTCAGGGCACACGCTCATGAGCAGAAATGTTATCACGAGCTCTTGTGGATTCGTGAGAATGTGCTATCATATTTGAAGACACTCAGACACACATGAAAAAAGTAACCGTCCTCCTTGAGCGTTTCCCCTACCGCTATGTGCAGTGTGGGATGCTGGAGAATGGATTCCCAGACTACCGTATCCAGAAGGTAGACTCCTATACTGACAAGTATAAGGACATGTATCTCTTGGACAACAGCACTCAACTTGATTATGCTATGGAAGACTTTGAATACACCAAGTGGTTAGACCCTGATGGTGTGCCATCTTATGTGAAGAATGTCGTTACAGCATATAATTAAAGTCTGGAAGTATTCCCTAGGGTCATTCTCTGATGACAAGACAGGACCCTATGATAACTACATTGCAGGTGTCCGCACCTGCATTTTTGTATCCTATCTTGTCACTAATTGTTTTATCGTTAGCGGAGTCATCCGCCATTGGAACTATGAAAGCAGAATTGAAAGCAGCAACCGAGGCACTGAAGAAAGCATTGCACAGTGCAATCGACGATCCCAAATTCAACCGCAGTCACCTGAGTGAGTTGTGGCGTCACTACAATGGTGTGCAGACCATCTATGAGGACTGTGCTGATGACGTGCCCCAGATTCAATTCCAACAGGACCTTCTGACTGAGACTCCTGCAGGTGATTACTTCTTTTCTCCCGAAGCAGAGGGTGGGTGGCCAAGTAGCAGCATCAGTTTGTCCTCCGATACCATTGCAGCAGCAGGACCTGTAAACATTGATACCAACTTCGGTCAGGATGTCATCACCTTTTCTTAAGGTTTGGGGTTGACAAACTTTACAAACTGATATATAGTATTGTAACGTTTCTTAACAAACCAATTATGACTGTCACTACAAACGAGTACGGACAACAAAATATGTTTGGAAGAGAGACTCAACCCTATATCGACCCTGAGGTATTGAAGCAAATGCAATCTGACGTTTACGAAACTCACAACGAGAAAGCTGAAAAGCTTAATGGTAGACTCGCCATGCTTGGTTTAGTCTCCGCATTCCTGTCCTATGCCTTCACTGGCAAACTTTTCTTCGGAGTATTCTAATGACACCTGAAGCAGAAAGATTTAATGGATGGGCAGCAATGGTAGGAATCATTGCAGCATTCGGTGCTTACGCACTAACAGGACAGATCATTCCTGGTCTGTGGTAGATGACTGATTTCGTAGTAGATTCATACCCTGCATGGAAAGCAATCCTCTGGTGTTTCTATCCAATAGGTGCTCTCGTTGCTATTGAATTGTTTCTACGAGCAGTTAACAATAATGATGACGACGACGATGGCGGTGGGGGCATGATGATCCCTGCCTATGCGCCGCGTTGACACCGACAACTAAATACGCTATACTAACGGGGTCCTTCGGGACCCTTTCTAATGGATAGACTAACATGAGACCACTTGTATTGACAGCAACACTGCTGCCACTGCTTATGGCATGTGCCTCAACCACCCCTCAGAAATCTGAAGCAGCAGGTCTGCGACCTACTAAGATCTATGAGCGTAAATGGGAATGTGTTGGGTGCTCCGCTGAAGAAAAGAAAGTTGTAGCGTATCTTCAAGACGTAAACATTAACGACAAAAATGCTATTGCTACAATTCTTGGCAACATTAGACAGGAGTCTAATTTCATTGCCAATATATGCGAGGGAGGTGCTAGAGTTTCTTACCACGATTGTCATCGGGGTGGTTATGGCATCATTCAGTGGACCAGCGTAAACAGATACAATAACCTTGGTAAGTTTGCCAAGAAGTATTTCTGTGACCCCTCGGAATTCAACTGCCAACTCCGTTACATGGTTAATGAGAGTGTATTCCAACGTCAACTCCCTTACTTCCAAGGGGGTGGACAGACTATCAGTTACTATATGAAAGCATCCTACCGTTGGTTGGGTTGGGGCATCAAAGGTAACCGAGAATTGTATGCATACGAATATCTAAATAAACTTAAGATGTTTGGATGAGACAATGTATTGTCTGGAGTTTTATTGGGAAGGAGATTGGATTCGTCTAAAGAATTATTCCAATCTCTCTTTACACAAGGCACAATTTCTCCTGCATCTATGTCAAGCAGGGCAGGATGCATTCAAAACTAAGAAAGAATTTAGGATGATTTCCCTATGATTGATGACTGGCGCTACGATGACGGTAAGATGGTAGAGAGGCAACTCTGCCTCACCTCTTTCATTCATCAGGGAATCCCCATAAATAGAGAAGTGTATGAATTCTGTCACTATTATGTGTCAAACGGTATGCTGAAAGTACCAGACACGAAAGAAAAACTAGAAGAAGAATTAAGGTCCCACAACGGGGACCTTTATGCTTTTGTTGGTGACGGAATTTCTAAAGAGTTTGACCTCTGGAAAAAAATAAATGAAGGACCTATCCGACAAGAAAGCGATCAAGAAACTGATCAAGCGAGCGAAGAAACATCCTGACTGGTATGGTGAATACGAGTTGGCATATGTTAAGATGCTAAAGAAAGCAAAAAAACAACAACCTAAACTAGATTAGTATGCGTATTGTTATCGTTGGAGGTGGCACGTCAGGATGGATGACTGCCGCTGCTTTTTGTAAAACCTTTCCTCAATGGGACATCACTATGATTTCCAGTGGAGATCCTATTGGGGTTGGCGAGAGCACTACGCCACACATCAATCAGTATCTCAACTACATGGGGATCCCTGATGATGTATTCCTTCCTGCTGCACGAGCAACATTCAAATCCTCTTCAAGGTTTGATGGATTCGTGAAGCAAGGTGAAGTATTTCATTATCCCAATGGACAATCTGTCCTACAGAACGTAAAATTTCAGGAGTGGATGCTCGCTAAAGCATTTCATCCAAAGAATCTACCTCCATTCTCTGAGGTATTCATGCCATTTGTTACGGTGGCAGAAGCAGGGCGACTCCCACTGAATAAAGATATTCTAGAGCCCTATGACCTATCCAAAGACCGATCCTTCCACATCAACGGAGCAGCATTCTCCGACTTCCTCCGTAAGACCTTCTGCAAAGATCTTAAGGTGGTTGATAGCAAGGTTAAGTCTGTTGCTGTTAAGGGACGGGACATCGAGCACGTCGTGGTCACAGGTGGTCCTTACTCCCTCGGGGGAGAAAAGATTTTTGGTGATCTCTTTATCGACTGTACTGGGCAGCAAGCAGTGCTCGCAGGATCGCTTAGTAAGTGGAAACCCTTCTCATCTATCATAACTGACAGCGCACTTGTAGTTAAGACTGACTACACCAATCGTGAGACAGAGATGGTCCCCTACACCAACGCTGAAGCAAAGACTGCTGGTTGGCAGTGGACTATTCCTACCTATGATTTCATCAGCAGAGGGTATGTCTTCTCATCTAAATTCCAGAGTGAGAGTGATGCCCGTAAAGAATTTGGTTACGATGATGCTCGCCTAGTCAAGTTTGATAACGGCAGACACGAGAGAGCATGGACAGGTAACTGTGTGTCCAT